GAATCGGTAATGCGCAGCAGGCCGAACTGATTGGATTCTGGCTGCACAGCCATAACCCGCCGCGTCTGGGTCTTGCGGCCGTCGAGAATGGCGCGAACCATTTCTGAGTTGAAAATCACTGGGCGCTCTTTCATTTGGCCTCCTGCAGCTCGGCAGCGAATGATTCCAAGCATCGGATATGGTTTCGAATGAGCGCAGATGTCATACCAAAGGCGTGAGTATCAGGATGCATGTCGGCGAGCTCTCTTTTCTTTCTGCCGATAAGCAGCTCAATAGCCTCAACCTTTGCTCGCGCTTCGATAGCTGCAAGTGCTGCGTCAGTGTATGGGGTTTCGACCGCATCTATCAACTTCTTGGCATGGTCATATGCCATGCACCCGAAATCGATCTCTGCATCCATAAAGCCGGCAAACTTGCCGTTGATGGTTTTCATCCCTGGGTTCCATCCATTGGATGTCACAAAGTCGATATAGGCTTTCCCGGTTATGGCACTCTTCAGCGCCTGATTCTCCACAGCCAGCGCATCGGCTCGTTTCTGCTGCGCATCGCGCTCAGCCTCCAACGCGCTCACCACCTGCTGGTGGGCATCAAACTGAACTAATTCACCATGCTCAGCTTCACGCGCGAAAGCTTGAAACCGAACCGCATGCATTTTGTAGTCAGGGGTAAAGCGCTTGATGGTAGTCATTCGTCGTCTCCCAACACCCAGCGCAGTGCCTGAGCGTAATCACCGCTCGCACCTTCCAGGGCTTTCGTGATTTCTTTTCGGGACTTAATGCGGGGTTTGGTGTCGCCGATCACCTGACGCTGCCGGCGCGCTTTTTCGTGGCCTTTGGTTCCTGCTGTGGCCACCTCAACCTCTTTCACTTTTTCGCGCTGTTCGTCTGGTGAGAGGTTAGCCAGCTGGCGCGCCTGGGTAACGGTAATGTCGCCAGATTCAACCGCATCTTTAACGGCCTGAGTGGCATCGAGTAGTGCGAGAGTGGCGCGGATCGTCTGCACGCCGACGCCAAACATCAGAGACAAATCTTCTTCATCGTGGCCGCGTTCCAACGCATCGGCCATCTTCTTGGCGCGCCCCAGTGGGGTATCAGCTCGGCGAATTTCGTTTTCGCTGATCATTGCCTGTGCCATGCGAACAGCGGAGCCGCGTTTGACGACGGCAGGAACGAGTTTCGGTTTCTTTCCCTCTTTCACCAGGCGTTTATTGGCCTCCAGGGTATGCCGCACCCGCTGTCTGCCAGCAACTACGCATGAGAGGCCGGTTTCAGGGTCTTTCCAAACGATGATTGGCTCCAGTACACCCTGGTCCATGATGTTCAATACCATTGCCTCATCAAGCGGCAAGTGAATACGCTCATCGTAAAGAGGGTGTGCTCTGTCGGTTACCAGGTGCAGCCGTTCGGGCTCAAAATTGAGCACGTTGGTTTTTCCGCTGGCCCCGTAGGCTTCAGTAGAGTTCTTGGCCATTTAATTACCCCACACTGATTTTCGGCAAAGGGAATCCCTGCCAGAAACTGGCAATTTTCCGCAGATAGAAAATCGGTTTTTAAGAAGGGAGGCCAGACGCCCGCATAGCGCTGGCTCCCGGTTAATTACTCACACATCAGGTGGCGCACCGAGACGGGTATTTATACTGTGTAGATATAAATTAGGGACCGACACAGTACGCCACCAGATATGTGAAAAAGTAGCGGCCAGCCTATGAACATTATCTTCACCCCTTGTTGGTTGAAGTTCGGCGTGGCCGCCAAAGACTACACACAGCAATCGCATTTTTGCCGGATATCTGCGCTCGCTTTCGCTGCAGTGCCGCCGGCCCGGCGCATTTGGTGTGGTAGCTGGTAAACAACGCCCCTGAAGTTTCCAGCCTTTAACCACATTGGGCTGACCACTCATGGTTAGGATCCGGCACCGCTTCCAGAATTAAGGATTCGGGGAGTGATCAGCCCGATGTACGCCGGTTACCCGGCGACAACAACTAACAGCCACGGCAACCACCAGAAAACAGCACAACCAACAACGCAATAAACCAAAGACCGCCATCCTCGCTTAGTCATCGATCGACCCTCTGCTATGAGCCCGGTTCAGCGAATCATCCCGATCTTCGTGTGCCTCGGGCGGCTACTTCGTGGGCGTCCTTCCTGTTCGCTATTGATGCTCTAACTATGACTTAGGTAATAATCAATGTCAAGCTGGGTAGAATAAAAATTATTACATGGGGAATACTTGTGTGGTTGAGAGAACAAAAAAAAGTGTTATATTTAATTAATAAGGTTATTATACTGTATGCATATACAGTATCTTGGCCAATCAGCGGGCTGAGATGCCCGCAGAACAAAAGGCAGGTGCATTTATGGTTATTTTGTTTAAAAAACAAAAGACTGGGGGATATAAGGAGGAAGAGATAGAGGATGGAGAAATTATTTACTATCGCAATTTTCTGATGAGGATTTGTTCAACGACGCCGAGAATACAAGACGGATCAGCAACTTCGAAAAGAGGAACCCTGTTATCATCTACTGCTAAAAATCCGTGACCAGCGCCACCTTCTAAAAATCGGAATGTGGAAATTTCTCCACGAATGCTGGTAACTACAAGGTCATCGTTTCCAGGGGTAATAGCTGTATCTACCAAGGTTATTGCTCCGACTGGAACCTTCTCAATACCAGTGTTTTTATGCATTACATATGCACGATAATGATCTGGAACACGCTCATGCCATGAAATGACATCATTAGTCATCCCATTGGCATCCCAAACTGAAACAAGGCGTGAGGCGTCAATCTTTTCGAATGATTGATCATCACCCTCAATGCTTCCTGCGCCATTTATCAGCCAATCTGCACTAATTCCAAGTGCGGCAGCCAATTTCCCAGAGTACTTGGATGTTTCATTCTTGCCGTTAAGGATCTTTGAAATGATTGACTGGCTTACGCCAGAAAGCCGTGCAAGCTCATTCTGAGAAGTGATCCCAGCCTTTTGCATGGCAACTTGAAGTCGTTCACATAATGTTTTCATGACCTGAAAAATATTCCCTAAGTAATCACACGTCAAATTACCCCTGTAATTGACTTTTTCTATTACTTAGGTCATATTTATGATTCCATATGTAATAGGGGTAAAAAATGGACGGCATCAATAGTGTTATCCAAAAAGCCATCTCCATAGCGGGCTCTCAGGTAGAGCTAGCAACAAAAGTTGGAGTAGACCAATCATCAGTAAGCAAGTGGCTAAACGGAGGTGGCATCAGATCAAAGTACATTTCAGCAATTGTTTCAGCAACTAATGGAGAGGTCACTGCTGCTGAAATTTTGTCGTCTATACAAGAAAAACCTAATGAAAACCTCAGTGAAGAAAATTTTACTGCGCCAGCGGCTTAACCAAAACCACAGAAGCGGAGAAACCTTGTGGACAACAAAGACTTTCCAACCCAGGACGACATCAGCGAAGCGATACACAAGCTGATCACGTTGTTCCCAGGCAAGTACAGCGCGATGGCTAAGCAGCTGGACCCGGTGGCCGGTACCGAAAACGCATTGCGCAACCGCGTTCGCCAGGTGTCTGGTCAGGTCGTGCCGTTGGGCATGGCAGCTGAAATGGAGTCTATTTCTGGCCGCAGCGATATCACAGAGGCCATGTGCAAACGGGCTGGTGGAGTTTTCGTGAAGCTTCCAGAAGTCGAGCAGATGGGCAATGAAGAGCTGCTTTACAAATTTAATGATCTGCTGGCGTCTCTCGGCCAGTTCGCGCGCTTCCATAACGAGTCAACATCAGACGGTGTTCTGGACCGCGAAGAAAGCAAACGCATGAAGGCCAAGGGCTATCGGGTGCAGTGTCTGGTGGCTGAAATCATGGTCGTTACAGAGATGTTGTTTGGAGAGGGTGACGCCACAGATATGCGGTCTGTGGCGTCGGTCGCATTAACTAAACGTGTGGAGTAATTAACGCATGAACAGATTAGCAGATAGTCGGCTGCGTGGGCAATTTCGGTGTGTGGCATCAAGCTGTTCAAAGCCGCTCATGCCGTTGCGTTATGTGATGAGAATACCTGGCGGCTGGATGCCTGTCACCCACAGCGCTTTGCAGGAAGTTGTGGATCGTTTCAAGTATTTGGCACTGCCGGCGCCGGGAGCTGCTGCATGAGCATGAACCTGATGGCTCAAGCAATGAGCATAAAGGTTGGCAATCCCCTGCGTAAGCTGGTGCTGATTAAGATGGCTGATAACGCCAATGATGAAGGCGAATGCTGGCCGTCATATCAACACATTGCTGACCATTGCGAGTGCAGCAAGAGCGCCGTGAAGGCTCATATCACTGCACTGATAAAAATGGGGCTGCTCTCGAAAGAGAACCGCCTTGGCGTCAATAACGGAAAAGGCAATACATCAAACATTTACCAACTGACACTTGGTAACCCTGTGTCGTCAGAAAACACAGCCCCTGTGTCGCGTAAAAGCATAGCCCCTGTGTCACCAAAAAACACAGGTGGGTCAGGAAAAAGCACAGGTGAGGCGTCAGAAAACACAGCCCCTGTGTCATCTGGTGGCACCCCCTGTGGCAGCACGTGGCACCAGAACCAGTCATTAGAACCTAAAGACCAAAACCCTTCTTGTCAGGTCGCTCCGCAACCCGACGAATCAGGCGATGAAAAGTTTTTATCTCGGCACCCAGAAGCAGCGGTATTCAGTGCCAAGAAAAAAATCTGGGGCAGTGCTGAAGACCTGAAGTGCGCGGAGTGGATCCGCTCTCGCATCGTGAAGCTGTACGAGCAAGCTGCAGAAAGCGATGGGGAAGTCGCCAGACCGAAGGAGCCTAACTGGGCAGACTGGGCAAACGAAATCCGTCTGATGTGTTCTCAGGATGGCCGCACACACAAGCAGATCTGCGAACTGTTCGCTAAGGCAAACCGGGATCCATTCTGGTGCAAGAACATCCTGAGCCCGTCAAAGCTGCGTGAGAAGTGGGACGACCTGACGCTGAAGCTTAGCGTTAACCCTGCATCACCGGCAGGTGGTCATTGGAACACTGCTGAAGCATGGGAGAACACCCTATGAATAAATTCATGAGTGCTGTCCAAAATCGCGATGGTAACGCACTGGCGCGGATGATGCCGGCAGAACCGCAGGCGCGAGTGGTCAACGGGAACGCTGAAAAATTGGTTGATCTGCTGTTCGTCAATCTCATGCAAGTCTTTCCCGCTGCTAAGCAAACAGCGCTGAGCACGCCAGCAGAAGTGGCAGCCGCAAAACGTCAGTGGATCCTGGCATTCGCGGAGAATGGGATCACCTCCGTTGAGCAACTGCAGGCCGGGATGCGCATGGCACGGCAGCAAGAAAGCGACTTTTGGCCGAGCTGTGGAAAGTTCATTGGCTGGTGTAAGGCTGGCGCCGCCGAGAATGCTGGCCTGCCATCGGTTGATGAGGTTGAGGCGGAGTTCAAGCGCTACAGCGCGAATCGCGGTCAGCATGCCCGGCCTGAGGATTTCAACTGGTCGGCGCCGGTCATGTACTGGATTGTGATTGACGTTCGCCATCTGATGCTTCAGCACAACTACACCGAAAGCGAGATCCGCAAATCAATTCAGCAGCACCTCAACCGATGGGCTAAAAGGCTGGCCAAGGGGGAACGAGTGCCAACCCCTGCGCCACAAATCGCCCACAAGCAACACATCCTGGCGCCGTCAGAGTTAATCGACAAAGACGGCAAATTTCAGCGTAAAGGTGAAGAGCTGCTGGCGCGCATCCGCTCGAAGCGAGAGGGGAACACATCATGAAGAAATTATCGATCCCGGTAGACGCATTAGAAAGCGAACGTATCAACAAGGGTATTCGTCGATTGGTTCGCGAAGGTTTCCTGAAAGACAACCCAGATAGCCAGATTTGCCGCGTGCGAAATGCCGCAGCAGGTGCAACGTGGCGCACATTGCGTGACCTTGAACGGCTGGTGGTAGAGATGTACGGCGTCTACGACACGCAAGCAGCTATCAGCGCTCGTCTGCGTGAATTCAGCAAGCCATTCCAGGGGCTGGTTAAGGAACGCCGGATGGCAAAAAGCAAATCGGGGAAATGGGTTTATTTCTACCGCCTGGTTGCCGTTGAGAAGGAGCATTCAGCATGAAGTGCGTATCTGGAATTGAGGTTATGCCGCTGCTGGTAATTGCTCATCGCATGTGGCGCTGGTGGATGCTCCGAGAAGCCCGCCGCACGTGGCAAGAACGCGGTGATTTTCGAAAGTATGCCCAACGTCAGGGCTGGTTAATTGAATGGCAACGCCAGCGGTTCAGCACTGATTACTGCGTAGTGCGCTATCTGGTTCGTAAGGCAGAGGGGAGTTTTTCATGAAGTCAGATTATCTTGGTGTCAGCCATACGCCACCAGAGCATAAAGACCGGTGGCAAACACCGATCGAGATATTCAGCGCGCTTGATGTTGAATTTGGGTTTTACCTGGATGCTGCAGCAGACAAAAACAACGCACTGTGCGCTCGTTACCTGACAGAGCAGGATAACGCGTTGGCAGTCGATTGGGAGAGCTACGGCGCCATCTGGTGCAATCCGCCTTATAGCGCAATTAAGCCTTGGGTTGAAAAGGCCACGCAGCAATGCCGGACTCAGAATCAGCCGATCGTTATGCTGATACCTGCGGACACCTCGGTAAGCTGGTTCTCATTGGCGCTGAAGTCGGTTGATGAAGTCAGGTTGATCACCGATGGCCGCATATCGTTCATTAACGCCGGCACGGGTAAGCAAGTGAACGGTAATAACAAGGGAAGCATGCTGTTGATCTGGCGCCCATTCATAAAACCACGTTGCCAATTCACCACTGTAAGCCGCGATGAGCTAATCAGTATTGGCGCCGAGGCATTGCGCGAGGTGGCTGCATGAAATTGACGTTGCCATTCCCACCAAGCGTCAACGGCTACTGGCGTTCCCCTAACAAGGGATCGTCACGGGGGCGCACTTTGGTCAGTGAGCGCGGCAGGGCATTCCAGGCAGAGGCTATCGCACAGGTAATAGAGCAACTGCGCCGCCGGCCTAAGCCGATCAGCACCAATATCTCGGTTTATGTAGTGTTCTGCCCTCCGAATAAAGCGCGCCGGGATCTGGATAACTACTTCAAGGCATTGTTCGATGCGATGACGCAGGCTGGTGTTTGGCTGGATGACAGCCAGATTAAGCGCATCGAGGCGGAGTGGGGACCGGTCACGAAAGGCGGAAAAGTGGAACTGAGAATCAGCGAGGTGATGCCATGCGCTGCCTGTTGAAACCTATCATCATCAGCGAGCTCGGCCAAGTAATATTGAAACCAGGTGCTGATCTGATGTCGTTGTTTGGTGATCGGATCATGGTGACCAGGGTTCCGCCTGAATTCCGCAACATGCCATCTGGAGCACTGCCCACAGTAGAACAACAATTGGCAACTGACCCACGTTTCCGCTCGTTCTTCACGCATGAGCGAGTGCTAAGCGCCGCTGGTGGGTCTGCTGCTATGCGCGAATGGTTGGGCCGTGGTTTTGAATGCCAGTGCGCCAGCACTGACGGGTATCACGACAAGAACGTCAGCGTGATGGAATACGGCGACCACAGTATCAGGATGTGCTGGCACCACGAGCACAAATACCGTGAGCAGACGAGCCCGATGCTGAATAAGCTGGCAGAACAGAACGTGGCTGATTTTGTCGTTTACCGCGCCCGCGCGCACTTCATGTTTGACGAATCCCACCAGCTTACGCTGCCGGAGCTCTGCTGGTGGGCATGGGTCAAAGAGGTTATCGATCTGATCCCTGAAGAGGTTGCCGCTGCATCACTGCGTGTGGCGCCGTACAGCGTACCTGCTGGGGTTAAGAAAGAATCAGATATCGAGCACACGCCGGCGGCACGCCAGATTGTAGCCGCGAAAGCCAAAAAAGCGGCCAAAACGTTAGTTATCGATCCTGCGCCACCAAAGGCGTTATTCAAGATTCCAAAGCGTGAGCGCTGGACCAGTGAGAAGTTTACCCGTTGGGTTAAGTCTCAGCCATGCGCATGCTGCGGAGCGCCCTCGGACGATCCCCATCACATCATTGGCCACGGGCAGGGTGGCATGGGAACCAAAGCGCACGATTTTTTTACCCTTCCACTTTGCCGAAAGCATCACGATGAATTGCATCGTGACATGTCACGGTGGGAGGAAGAGCACGGCACTCAGATCGAACTGTGGTTCAGATTCATCGACCACTCGTTATCGATCGGCGCCATTTCATAAGTGTGGAGTAATAGGCGAGCTGGCATGCGGGCCAGACGCCTGGAGAAAATGCATGATTATGTCCGAACAATACCTGCAGTACATCCGTGAATGTTTCATGATGGCAACTGCTGACACCAGCGGTAAGACAAAGGGGCAGTTACAGGCATTCACTGAATCAACGCAAGTATGCACTACGCGGTTGAAGCGTAAGAGACGCACTATCGTGGAAGAAGACGGAAAGCGAATTACAATTCATAGCGCACCTGTTCCTGGCACTGAAACCAGACCGAGTTCAGGGGCAATTGCGCTTATTGATCCTGCCACGTTTTCAGCTACTTCTTGGCGCCGGGCTATTTACCGAATCGCGAGCAATCAGCGCAGCTGGCTTTCATGGTGCTACACGGGCGATATTTCGTTTAGCCATCAGGAAGAGATCACTCGCTGGGCTTGGGGTGAATTCCGTGCCCGCATCGAAGTTATGGGCAAGCGCATAGCAGGCAAGACGATCGAAAAGCTTAGGGCGTTGACTTGGTTAGCCGCCCAAGATGTGAAAGCCAGGATAATGGGCGGTAAAGCATACCAGTGCCAAGAAGTAGCTGAGCTACTTCAGGTATCCGCGCCAAACTGGTCAAAAAATTATGGCCAGTATTGGTCGCTGCTGTGTGGAATATTCCAGAGGCTTGATCGGGAAGGTCTAATATCTTTATCGAGATCACGATCACAACAAAAATCGACATTTTCACAACAGGGTATTGCAAAAGTTAATTAAATAGTCCATATTTAGCGTTAATTTGATATCGTGCCATAAATGTAATGACCGGCACCAAAATTAAAACCTCGCTTCGGCGGGGTTTTCTTGTTTTCAGCCCCAGCCAACATCCGACACACACCTGGCACACCCCGTATCGCCAAATCGTTTACGGCTGGTGGCTGAACCCTATTAGCCGTGGCATAGACTGCGGTTTTTTATGCCCTCGGTATGGAGAGGACAATTACAGCAATGAGGAGTAACGATGTCCGATCCATTGACTGCGACTGGCACCACTGCGCTGGTGTCGGCAACGATTGCAGCGCCTGCAGTTGGCATTGATTACGGGGTTATCTTTGGCGCGTTCATCGGTGCGATGTTCTACGTCACCCAGGCCAAAGACATTCCGCGAATCAGACAGGCTTTCTCGTTCGTCGTCTCATTTGGTACTGGCGTACTCGGTGCGAGTGTTGCCGGCGCCAAGCTTTCAGCATGGCTGAATTACAACGACACCCCATTAGAGCCGTTAGGTGCGCTAATCATCTCTGCCGTCGCGGTCAAGCTGCTTACCTTCGTCAGTGAGAAGATGGAGGATCCGACATCGCTGTTTTCCAGATTCCGGGGAGGCGCGAATGGCAAGTAACGATATCTCTGTGATGTGGTTAAACCTCATTCACACAGTAACGACCAGTGATCCACTTGTGGTGCTGAATGTGTTGCTGTGCTCGGCGATTGTCTGCCGTCTGGCCTGCTTCAGAAAAACAGGTTACCGGCACCGGGCATGGATAGCATGGCTGGCGTGGTTGGTTATCGGCGCCTATTCATGGATCCCGTTTCGCTTCATTGCGCAGCAGTACCAGGAAACACACTGGGGCGTAATCGCAGCGAATCTCATCATCTGCATCGCGCTGTACCGGGTTAAGGGGAACATCGCGAAACTGCTACACCCCTTGAGGCCACAATGACACAAAACGAATTTCAACGGGCGGCTGGTATTAGCGCCGGGTTAGCTGCGCGCTGGTATCCGCATCTGCTCGCTACCTTTGCTGAGTTCGCAATCGAGAAGCCAGCGTCACAGGCAATGTTTATTGCTCAGGTTGGGCATGAATCAGCGGGCTTTACCCGCACGATGGAGAGCCTGAACTATACGCCACAGGGATTGCTTTCAACCTTTGGGAAGCGCATCACTCCCTATCAGGCTGGCATGCTCGGGCGTACAACGGCACACCCGGCAAATCAGCCAGCGATTGCAAACTTGGTATATGCCGATCGCTTGGGCAATAAATCACGCGGTGATGGCTGGAAATACCGTGGGCGTGGGCTTATTCAGGTTACCGGTCAGGACAACTACCGAGCGTGCGGTATTGCGCTGAAACTCGACCTGGTTGGCAATCCTCAACTGCTGGAGAGCGACGGTAACGCGATGCGTTCTGCCGGCTGGTTCTGGAAATCTCGCGATTGTGGCCGCAACGCCAACGATATCGAATGGGTAACCCAACGTATCAATGGTGGCATCAATGGTTTATCTGATCGCCAGGCGCGGTACGACATGGCGCGTAAGGTTCTGCTATGAACTGGTTCCCATTACCAACCTGGAAAGCAATTCTGGTGGCTGTAGCTCTCGTATTGGTCTCGTGGCTGGCCGTCAGCAACTGGGGTTACCGCAAAGAGCTGCGGTTGACCGACCAGAGGCTTTCAACAGAGCAGTTAAAAAACAGCAAGCAGGCGGGCTTGATAGCTACGCTGCAGGAACAAGATGAAGTAAACCGCGCGCTGGTGGCTTCACAACAGCAGCATGAGCAGCAGCTACGCCAGCAGTACGACATCTTGCAGAGGAAATTCCGTGAAGCGATTAAAGATAATCCCTGCGCTGCTGAGCGTATGCCTGATGCTGTCGTTGAGCTCTTGCAGCAAAATTCCACCTCCGGCGCCAGAGCAGTTAATAAGCCTACCCCCTGAAACAGTGTTCACGCCATGTCAGCAGCCAGAGCTGCAGGGCAATACATGGGGAGATGCTGTGAGCTACACGCTGGCGCTTCAAACGGCGCTATCAATCTGCGCCGGCCAGGTGGCCACGCTGAACCAATGGCGAATATCGGTATTACGCGATGAATAAGTTCGGTCGAAATCCTCCCCCTCCGACTGGAATGGTTAAACCGCCACCGACTCCGGCGCCACCATCTTTGCCAATACCAAGGGAGGAACCAAGAGATGAGCACTATTGGGTTCTTGATATGGCGATTAGCGAGGCAACTCCGAGAGGTGTGGCTGATGCCGCGATAACTTCAACCAACCAAAAGGTCAAAATTATGAACGACCAGGACATTGAAAAAGAAATCCAAGCCAAAGGGAAAACTGCCCCGCGAGTGACGCCTAGCCGCATTGAAAGCATCATCACAAGTGAGAGCTATTTCACTGCTGCTGATGGACGTCTCGGGGCAAGCATTAACACCAAGTGTGATGAGCATATTGAGCGAGACGACTTTGATCAGCTCAAGCTTCTGACGTTCTGTGTACTGGTGTTGGAAAATGGCTTCACGGTCACTGGAGAAAGCGCATGCGCCAGCCAAGAGAACTTCGACGCCGAAATTGGCCGCAAGATTGCGCGTCAGAATGCAGTAAACAAAATCTGGCTACTCGAAGGATACCTTCTAAAGCAGCGCCTTTCTGAGCTAGATTGAGCAACCACAAAGGCCATCATCCTGCATCAGCGGGTGGTGGCTTTTTTATTACCACTACCACCAAGAGAAACCACCATGTTCACACTGAAAATTATTACCGCAAGCCGAAACGAAATTATCAACGCTATTGACTCCATTGAGTGGAAGCGATCCGAGAAAACTATCTATGCTGACGCCTGCACGGGTGAGTTGCTAAAGCTAACTCTGTTGCCTGGTGATACCGCCTATCTGGTAAATAGCGATAACCGCACTGTCGCAACTTATACCAATCCTGCTGAGCAGTAAGGTAGAACCATGCAGGTGATTATTGACGGCGTTCACTATGAGCCTGCAAACAAGCAGGCTTTTTCACGTATTGGTATCGCAATATCAACACATCAGCGGCCAGAAGTGTTAGCAAGGGCGATATCGCAACACCTTAAGCATTTGCCACCTGGTGCGCTGGTGGTTGTTGTAGACGATGGTTCAAACCCGGCGGCAGCTGTTCCTGATGGGATTCAGCTTTTCAGACATGAAGAATCTCGCGGTATTGTGGCAACGAAAAATGCCAGCCTTGAGGCGTTAATTAGTGCCGGTTGTGAGCACCTTTTCTTATGGGACGATGACGCGTGGCCTATTGCTGACGGTTGGCATCTTCCATACATAGCCTCACCAGAACCGCACCTGGCTTACCAGTTCCTTGATCTGGCTGGTCCAAGAAAGCTTCAGGATCTTGCAGTGCTGCATGCTGATGATGAGCACGTTGCCTACACCGGGCAGCGTGGCGTGATGCTTTACTATCATCGCAGCGCTATTGAACAGGTTGGGGGATTTGACCCGGTTTATGGCCGTGGTATGTACGAGCACAGTGATCTTGCGCTTCGCATTCACAATGCTGGATTGACAACTTGGGCCTATGCCGATGTGGTTGGTTCGGCATCGCTGATTCACTCACTCGATGAGCATGAGGCAGTAGAGCGATCCGTTCCTAAGCCAGATAGGCTGGCTCTTGTTGAACGAAATGTGAAGGTGCATAACGATAGGCGTGATACTGGATTTACCGGGTATGTTGAATATCGGCAGCGTCATGACGTGGTAATCACAACGCTACTAACCACTCAATTAGACCCGCAACGCGGCACCAAAATGCCGGCATCCTCTGACATGCTGGCAAGGTGGGCTGGTTCACTTCAGCAATGCAGACGTATTGCCTTAGTGGATGAGCTTCAGGATGCCCCGCTGGATGTTGAGCTGTGCCGCGTTCCGGATGTGAAGATGAACGTCTACTTCCGCCGATGGCTGCACATCTGGCAGCACCTACGCGATCATCCTGAATACCGTTTTGTCTGGTGTACAGATGGCACAGACGTAGAAATGCTGAGGGCGCCGTGGGCAGAAATGGAGCCTGGAAATGTTTATGTGGGCTCCGAACCAAAGACCTATGCGGATGTTTGGGCTAGCGATAAACACCCGGAGCGAATCTATCAAGATTTTCTCGCGATGCATCGTAATGATGTGATGTTGAATGCCGGGCTGTTAGGCGGCCAGCGTGAAGACGTCATGGCGTTTACACATGCCATCGTTCGTTTGTTCTATCGGATAGAGAGCTATCGATTCTGGAAGATGGAGAAGGCGTCTGCTGCGGTAGGGGACATGATTGCGTTTGGTATTGTTGCCAAAACATTTGGCGACCGTGTCATTACCGGCCCGCGCGTGCATACCGTATTCCGCACTGATGGGATTGGAAGGGAGTATGCATGGTGGAAGCACAAATAAAGTTTGTTGTAGTCGGCCATCATTCCAGACGGACCCAGGCAGCTGCGCTTGCCAGATCGCTTCAGGCTCATTTGCTCATTGATGAAGGCGACAATGGCGCCAACTGGAACCACCGTCGCGCGCTTGAATGGGCTGCCGCTCAGATTTGCCGCGTTGTTGTGGTTGAGGACGACGCTGAGCCCGTACCAAACTTCATTCCCCAGGTTGAAGGATGGCTGCAGCGCTACCCTGATTTGCTGGTGAGTTTTTATCTTGGTACCGGCCGACCGCCACAGTATCAGATGCCAATAGCTGAACGGTTGATAGTGGCTGACAAGATACATGCTGACTTCATCACGCTACCGCGCCTGATACACGGCGTGTGTTACAGCGTACCGCGACAGAAGATTGAACGCGTACTCACCCGCTGGGATACCCGAAAGCCGGCAGATTACGCAGTGGGTGATGCATACGCTGGGAATGTTATTTACCCCTGCTGGTCGCTGGTAGATCATGCCGATGGTGATCCTGTTGATATTCACCCTGATGGTTCTCCGCGTACTGAACGCCGCCGGGCATGGAGGCTCAATGGCCAAGCTTAAAACACTTCAGCCAAGGCTCAAGGCTATCGATACCCGACGGATAAAGCCCATCTATGGTGAGCATAGGCGCGTAAGCGGCAGTGCAAGGGTTAGCCTGAAGCGTCGTGTGTATGTGCGTGATAGTGGTAAGTGCTGTATGTGTGGGCGTGTTGTTGACTTGCACGATAGTGAACTAGATCACCGCGTCGCGCTGCAGTTTGGTGGTGACAATGATGAATCTAACCTCTGGACGCTGTGCACCGAGTGTCATGCTGGTAAATCAGCAAGAGAGGCTTCGACGAACCAGCCAGATTTAGAAGCATTGAAGCATTCAGTGCCATCTTCGGTGCGTATAGATAGTGTCATAGTGATTTGATTTAAATGATAATTAATATCAACAAGTGGGCGGTGATGGTGGGGGGGGTATCGGCAAAAGTAAACGTCGATCGCCCTGGACACCGCGCCCCCTCTCACGCGTAGAAAAAATCCCCTTTGGAGGGTGTAAACATGTTAACAGCGCAGAAGCGAAAGTTTGCTCTAGCGCTGATGTCCGGTTCGAATCAGACAGCCTCAGCAATTAAGGCTGGTTATTCTGAAAAATCCGCGCGCTCTAAGGGGTCGCAGCTTGCTAACGACCCGGAGGTCATCGCATTTATTGAGCGCAAAAAAAATGAAAAAGTTGAAGTTGATGAATATCCGGCAAGCCGTCGTGATGTTAACACCTCAGCAGTAAACACCAATCAGGATAACAGCCAAAGGGCAGGGCACTATGATGATCCTATCGAGTACTTAAAGGCTGTAATGAATGGTCTTGAGCCGGACGATATAGGGCGTCGTGATGCTGCTAAGGCAATGCTTCCATATATGCATCCTAAAAAAGGCGAGTCTGGGAAAAAGGATGCGAGAAATGCCGCTGCGAAAGTAGCTGCTACCGTCAGTAAATTTGGAGCTATGGCGCCACCAAAGCTGGTAGTCAACAATAAGGGGTAATTTATGGTGCAGTGGTCAACGGCCTGCCCTGATTGGGAAAAGCGGCTGGTTGCCCGCGAATCAATAATACCTCCTCCAATTTTTCCTGATCAGGCTGATTATGCCCTTGGTATTTTCAAAGAGCTCCGCGTTTCTGATTTACCAGGTAAGCCAACATTCGGAGAGTGCTCAGAGCCCTGGGTTTTCGATTATGTGAGAGCGATTTTTGGCGGTTACGAAGCTGAAACGGGCAATCAGCTTATTCGTGAATATGGCCTCCTCATTAGTAAGAAAAATACAAAATCGACTATTGCAGCTGGAATTATGCTCACAGCTTTAATTCTCTGCTGGCGAGAGGATGAGGAACACTTGATCTTGGCGCCAACAAAAGAGGTTGCTGACAACAGCTTCAAACCAGCAGCCGGCATGATCCGCGCCGATGATGAACTGTCTGACATGTTTCAGATTCAGGACCATATCAGGACGATAACACACCGCGTAACGCGCAATACATTGAAGGTTGTTGCGGCTGATACTGATACCGTTTCAGGAAAGAAAGCTGGTCGCATCCTCGTTGATGAGCTATGGCTTTTTGGTAAGAGACAGAACGCCGAGGCCATGTTTATGGAAGCTCTTGGCGGACAAGTATCGAGAAACGAAGGTTGGGTTATTTTCTTGACTACGCAAAGCGATGACCCGCCAGCTGGTGTATTTAAGGAACGCCTTGATTATTGGCGTGCTGTGCGTGATGGCACGATAAAAGATCCAAAAACACTCGGGGTTCTCTATGAATTCCCTGATGCTATGGTGGAAAGTAAGGCGTACCTGTTGCCTGAAAATTTCTACATCACAAACCCTAATATTTGTCGTTCCGTTAGCGCTGAATGGATCGAGGACCAGCTTAGAAAGAACCAGGCAAAAACTGATGGCACACTGCAACAGTTTTTGGCCAAGCATCTTAACATTGAGATCGGGCTGAACCTGAGAAGTGATCGATGGGCTGGAGTTGATTTCTGGGAGCCACAGGGGAAAAAGCAAGTAACGTTTGATGAAATCATGCGACGTTGCGAAGTGGTTACTGTAGGAATCGACGGCGGCGGATTAGATGATTTGCTCGGTATGTCGGCGGTAGGTCGCGATAAGGAAACGCGAGAATGGCTTTGCTGGTGCCATGCATGGGCACACGAAATAGTTTTAAAACGCCGGAAAAGTGAAGCATCAAGGCTGCATGATTTTGTGGCCGCTGGCGATCTCACATTGGTTAAACAGATAGGGCAAGACACTTTAGAGGTCGCAATTTATGTTAAGCGGCTCTATGAGGCTGAATTGCTGGATAAGATCGGAATTGACCCGTCAGGCGTTGGGCAAATACTTGACGCAATGATAGAAGAGGATATTCCTGCTGATTTAGTCGTTGGTATAAGTCAGGGCTGGCGCCTTGGCGGAGCGATAAAAACCACTGAGCGTAAGCTGGCAGAGGGGATTCTTATTCATGGTAATCAGCCAATGATGGCCTGGTGCGTTGGTAACGCCCGCGTAGAGCCAAAAGGGAACGCAATTCTGATCACCAAGCAGGCCAGTGGCAAAGGGAAAATAGACCCTTTGATGGCGCTATTCAATGCTGTCTCTCTCATGTCGCTTAACCCTGAAGCGAAAAAGCGGGATTACCAGGTATTTTTCATATGACAAAAACGTCAGTTACTGACCCGCTCCGGCGGGTTTTTTCGTTTCAGGAGGATAGTAAATGTCGCTGAACCGTGCATGCACCCTCATGAAAGTGAAGGCGATTAACGAGGATGAACGGGTTATTACCGGCATCGCCTCTACGCCTTCGCCCGATCGTGATGGTGACATCTTGGAGCCTGATGGCGCCAAGTTTCGAAATGACACCCCTTTCCTTTGGCAGCATGACCGGAGTCAACCAATCGGTAGTTGCACCCCAAAAATGGTGAAGGAGGGGCTACAAATTACAGCCAAGCTGGTAAAGCCAACTCCAGATATGCCTTCCCAGCTTGTGGCTCGATTAGATGAGGCGTGGTCCTCTATCAAGTCAGGACTCGTAAAAGGATTATCAATCGGATTTCGGCCCATTGAATACTCGTATATCGATGATGCTGGGATTCGCTTTATTTCATGGGACCTGCTGGAAGTTTCAGCAGTAACCATTCCGGCTAACGCCGAATGTTCAATCCAAACAGTCAAGTCGTATGACCGTCAGTTGCTAGCCGCGTCAGGCACTGAGCAGCCGGTGGTTAAAGCTAAACCTACCGCTGGCGCTACAGCAAAAAAATCTACTGAAATTAAAGGAAAAACCATGAATATTGCAGAGCAAATCAAAAGCTTTGAGAACAAACGTGCAGCGCTGGCAGCATCACTGAATGATGTTATGAGCAAAGCCGCAGATGAAGGCCGCACCCTGGATAGCGAAGAAACTGAGCAATACGATAATGTGTCTGCTGAAATCAAATCAGTAGACTCCCACCTGGGCCGCCTGCGCGATATGGAAGCGAACATGGCCGCCACCGCTAAGCCCGTAACGAAAGCAGCAAGTGGCGCTGTTAATGTGGTTGATAACCGTGCTCCCGGTATCATCAGGGTCGAGCAGAAGTTAGAAAAAGGTGTGGCATTTGCGCGGTTCACCAAGGCTCTTGCCGTTGCTAAAGGGGTGCGATCTGAAGCGCTCCAGATCGCTAAAAATAAATATCCTGACGATACAAAGCTACATCATGTTTTGAAGGCCGCTGTAAGCGCCGGTACAACTACTGATCCTGATTGGGCTGGTTCATTAGTTGAATATCAGGATTTTGCCAATGACTTTGTAGATTTTCTTCGTCCGAAAACTATCATCGGGCAGTTTGGCGTCGGTAATATTCCTTCTCTGAGAAATGTTCCGTTCAATATCCGTATTCCTGTGCAGACATCTGGTGGTTCGGCACAATGGGTTGGTCAAGGTAAGGCAAAACCTTTGACAAAATTTGATTTTGAGACGATTACTTTTGGCTTCTCGAAAGTTGCGGCAATTTCTGTATTGACTGAAGAATTACTGCGTTTCTCAAATCCAAAAGCAGATGTACTGGTGCGTGATTCACTTGCTGAATCAGTTATTGCGCGCCTTGATCAGGATTTTGTAGATCCTAACAAAGCCGCACAGGCTGGTATTTCCCCAGCTTCCATCACCAATGGTGCAGCTACAATCCCGAGTTCTGGTGATCCTGATACAGACAGCACGGCTGCTTTCCAAGTGTTTATTGATGCTAACCTGCAACCAACTGGCGCCGTTTGGTTAATGTCTAGTACCACAGCATTGGCTTTGTCTAAGCGAAAAACTCCGCTTGGTACCAAAGAATATCCGGAAATGACAATGTTTGGTGGTACCTATGAAGGACTTCCAGCGATTGTTTCACAATATGTTGGTAACCAAATCATTTTGATGAATGCTCCGGATATTTATCTTGCTGATGATGGTGGTGTAGCAGTTGACATGTCTAGCGAAGCATCTTTGGAAATGGAATCTGCGCCTACAGGGGACAGCGTAACTCCTACGGGAGTTGAATTAGTTTCAATGTGGCAAACTAATAGTGTCGCAATCCGGGCTGAACGCTGGATCAACTGGCAACGACGCCGTACTGCAGCTGTAGCAGTTATCAGCGGTGTTAATTATGGTTCCGGACAAGGCAGCTGATATAAGGAGGGCGGGGGAAACCCCGCCATTTTGCATGGCAAAAATCAGGTATCTACAGCGCACGCACGATTCTTTTCCAGGTGATGAGAAAAGCGTGAATGATCAGTGCGCCAAAGTTCTGGTGCTGCTGGGCAAGGCTGAGTACATCAGCAACAAACGTGCTGGTGGTCGTTCAAATAATAAAAAAGCTGCGGGGACTGGCTGATGTGGAATCCTTTCCGTAAAAAAGAAAAATCACTGCAACAGCCATCTAGTCAAGGAACTTGGCAGCGTATATTTTCTTATATTCGTGAGCCTTTTGGTGGTGCATGGCAGAGAAATCTTGAGATAAATAACCAAACCGTAATGTCTTTCTACGCGGTTTTTTCATGCATCTCCTTAATTGCAAGCGACATCTCAAAGATGCCTGCAAGGCATCAGCGCCGTGACTCTAATGGTGTATGGAAAGATCAGGTAACAGGTTCTATTCCAGCCTTGCTGGAAAAGCCAAACACATTCCAGAACCGGATACAGTTTTTTGAAAATTGGGTAAACTCAAAATTATGTCATGGCAACACCTATGTCATGAAGATTAGAGATAATACCGGTGCCATAAAAGAACTAAGAATACTAGATCCAAACAAAGTAATTCCTCTGGTAGCAGATGATGGATCTGTTTTTTATCAGATCAATCCTGACAATATTGCAGGGTTGCCAACGCAGGTAACAGTTCCGGCACGGGAAATTATTCACGATAGATTTAATTGCTTTTTTCATCCATTAGTTGGGTTGTCGCCGCTTTATGCTGCTGGGCTTGCTGCTATGCAAGGGCATCATATTCAGGAAAACTCAGCATTCTTCTTTAAGAATGGTGGAAAGCCAAGCGGTGTGATTGAGGTTCCTGGTTCTCTTACTGAGGAAAACGCCAAAAGTATTAAGGCTAACTGGGATACAGGATACACGGGTGAGAATGCTGGTAAGACGGGCATCCTAAGTAATGGAGCAAAATACAATCCAATATCCATGTCTGCAGTTGATGCGCAGATCGTTGAACAGCTTAAAATGACAGCAGAAATTGTCTGCTCAGTTTTTCATGTCCCTTCTTACAAAGTAGGGGTAGGTGATCCACCTTCATATAACAATATTGAAGCTCTGGAACAGCAGTATTACTCACAGTGTCTTCAGATCCTGATTGAGTCTGTAGAGTTACTTCTTGATGAAGCACTTGGACTATCAGGAAATGAAGGAACTGAGTTTGAAGTAAATGCACTTCTACGAATGGATACAGAACGCCGAATTAAAACGCTGGGTGAAGCGGTTAAAAATACCATCATGTCGCCCAACGAAGCCCGTCGCAAAGAGAATCTTCCACCGGTTCCTGGTGGTGATTCTCTGTATCTACAGCAACAGAACTTCAGCCTTGAAGCATTGGCACGTCGAGATGCTTCCGATGATCCGTTCAGCAAAACGGCACCGGCCACCACAATCCAAGCAGCCAGCGATGATAGTAAGGCGCTGTCAGAACCTGAGTTGAACATTGCCAAGGCCATGATTAGGGGATTATTAGCCAAATGAATGATCGCGACTTATCCATAATCAAGGTGATGTCGGAAGAGTTTTCAAAAGCTCTTATAGGCGTCAAAGAGGATTTCCATAAACGGATTGAAGAACAGCAAGAGACCTTTAACAAAGGAATTGCTGAATTGAAAGAGGTATTTTCTGGCTTAAGTCTAGTAACAAAGGAAGATGTAACATTAGAGATTGATGCCGCTTTGGAAGCCATTACTCCACCTGAAATTCCTGAGTTACCCGATGTATCAAAAATGATTTCTGAAGCTATTGCTGAATTGCCTGTGCCGGCAGATGGAAAAAGCCTAACCCCGGAAGATATTCGCCCTTTGTTAAAGGAATTGGTAGAAAGCGCTGTTGCTGAAATTCCGGCTCCGCGTGCTGGAAAAGATGCCGACCCTGAAGCGATAAAAGCGGCGGTTTCTGATGCAATGGCCGCATTGCCAGCACCTGAAACACCAAAGCCTGGGGCCGATGGCCGCGATGCCTTGCAGATTGAAATTCTTCCAGGTATTGACGCCGATAAGAGCTACCCGCGAGGAACCTATGCTACGCATAGTGGTGGGCTTTGGCGTTCATTCGAAAAAACATCCGGCATGCGCGGGTGGGAGTGTCTGGTTGATGGTATCTCTGCCATTGATGTTGCCAATGACGATGAACGAATGTTTACCGTGACAGTCACGAGAGCAAGTGGCGCATGTGAAACAAAAGCGTTCGGTATTCCAGTGATGATTTACCGCGGTGTTTTCAAAGCTGAAAGCAGTTATCAGCCAGGTGACACAGTGACCTGGGGCGGATCGCTCTGGCATTGTGACGAAACAACAGCAGATAAACCAGGTGAGCTCGGATCAAAAGGATGGACACTGGCAGCCAAGCGCGGGCGAGATGGGAAGGATAAATCATGATCGAACTCGTAACGCTGGAAGAAGCAAAGCTACACCTACGCATTGATGACGATTATGGAGACGATGACCTTACCCTGAAAATTAAGGGTGGAAGCGCCGCCATTCTCGCTTACGTGCAGGGAAGCCGGCAGTTGATTGTTGACGATGCCGGGAAAGCTATTGAAGGTGAGCCGCTTTCCCGAGTTAAAACAGCATTGCTTGTTCTGCTTGGTATTTTGGATCGTAACCGTGGCGGTGAAGAAGAGGAAAAATTGAAGCAGGGGGAGTTACCTTTTTCTGTCTCAATGCTTATCTACGATATGCGCCGACCAAGCATTTTGTGAGGGTATATGGCCTGTGAAGGATGCCGGCGCCGCCGGGAATGGTTAAAGAACTGGTTGAGGATTGCCCATGAACGAGCAACAGGTAAACGAACTAATAGTAGCACTGCGGGAAGAGACGAAGGCAAAGCAGGAACAGACAGCAGCATTAACCCGCCTGGCGGAGTCCAATGAATCGTTGGTTGCTGTTCTGGCTGATGCATTTAGCAGTGATGCTGATCTTATCGCAACGACGTCCATAGATGATCAGCGCCCTCAGTATCTGGGTACCAGGGGGTAATTATGCAGGCCGGTAAATTGCGACATCGCATCACACTTCAAAAGCCGGGAAAAGTACAAAACCCTGATAATGGTGAGATGGAAGTTGCCTGGTTGGATCTAGCCACTATCTGGGCTGATGTCGTACCGCTATCAGCGCGTGAATTTGTCGCTGCACAAGCAATGCAAAACGCCGTAACAACTCGAATAAAAATTCGGTATCGCCAAGATATTTCACCAAAATATCGAATCCTGTTCCGCGGTAAAATATTCAATATTGAAGGGGTGCTACCTGATCCTGATAGTGGCCTGGAATATATTACCCTTCCTTGCTCTGAGGGAACGAACGATGGCTGATGGCGTTGAATACACCCTTACTGGCGTCGATGAACTGATGGGAAAACTGGAATCTATCAGTGATGACATGAAGCGCAAAGGAGGGCGTGCAGCGTTAAGAAAAGCTGCCAACGTTATCGCCAATAGGGCAAAGGCAAATGCTCAGCGACTGGATGATCCGGAAACCGGCCGCAGCATTGCTGACAATATCGCTGTGCGTTGGAATGGTCGTGAGTTTAAGCGTAATGGAAACCTGGCCTTTCGAATCGGTGTGCTGCATGGTGCAGTACTAAGAAAACATCCCGATAAAGCCAAGAATGCCCCAACGCCGCACTGGCGCCTGCTGGAATTCGGTACCGAAAATATGCGAGCTCAACCTTTCATGCGGCCGGCGGCAGAGAACAGCGCAGCTGAGGCATCCAATACGTTCGTTACTGAATATGGAAAAGCTATCGACAGGGCAATATCCAGAGCAGCCAAGAAAGGGGCCAGATGATGATCGCACCAATTTTTAAGGCCTGTGCTGCAAGTCAGGCGGTAACAGCTGTCATCGGTTCAAATCCTGTGCGGTTATACCCCTTTGGCCTGCAGGATGACAATGTGGTTTATCCCTATGTCGTTTGGCAGAACATCAGTGGTTCCCCAGAGAATTACCTGGACAAACGCCCCGACGCTGACAGCTACACACTGCAGGTAGATGTGTATGCCGATACGGTCGCGTCTGCTGCATCCGTGGCCGCAGCGTTGCGTGATGCCATCGAGCCACACGCCTACATTACCAGATGGGGCGGCCAGAGCCGTGACCCAGAAACAAAGCGCTATCGCTATTCCTTCGACGTTGATTGGATAGTGCTTCGTTAACATTCCCAACTTTTTAACATACCGGCCTTGCGCCGGTTTTTTTATGACCGGAGATCACCATGTCTGTATTGACACAAGGCACGCAGTTTTATGTCCTCGCCAACGGCGTTGTAAGCGAAGTTGAATGCATCACGTCATTCACCCCTGGTGGCAACCCTGCCGATCAGATCGAAGATACCTGTTTAAGCGAGCGTAACAGCCGCACCTATAAAAAAGGTCTGCGCACACCGGCATCAGCTACCGTCACGCTGAATGCTGATCCAAAAAACGCCAGCCACCTGATGCTGCACAACCTGGCAGAATCTGACGACGAATCACTGCTGACCTTTGCTGTTGGTTGGGCAGATGGTGAATCAGAACCAACTGCAGCGGCCCCAGGAGCTCCAAACGCTGTAGATGGCTTGCTGTTGCCGGACGATCGTACCTGGTTTGTTTTCCAAGGCTACGTTACCGATTTCCCATTCGATTTCCAGGCTAACACTGTGGTAAGCACTACAGCGACGATTCAGCGTTCTGGTCCTTCCGTTTGGGTGCCAAAGGCTCAAGCCGGCAGCTAATCAATCTATCCGCCGGGGCCAAGCGCCCCGCGTTAACTTCTCATTGATGGTAACGACATGAAATTAACTCTGGAATCGTTGAAAGAACATGGCGCCTTTACCGGTCGCCCGGTAGAGAAAGAAATCACCTGGAAGCAGGGTCAGAAAGAACTGACGGCAACGGTGTTTGTACGGCCTTTGGGTTACTACACTGCGCGCTCAGATATTCTCGCGGTAGGTGGAAAAGTTGATGGTGTCGCTGGTCGCATCGCAGCTTCTATTTGTGATGAGAATGGCCAGCCAGTATTTACCCCTGCAGATATCACAGGTGAGGCGGATCCGGATCGAGGTGCGCTCGATGGTGCTTTAACAGTGGCTTTGCTGGTGGCCATTCAAGAGGTCAATAACCTGGGAAAGACGGAGCCATCAGCGCAGACGACGAAGCCTGGTGCGAATTAGTCCTGAACGGTATCGGCGGCAGGACAGTGGCAGAGGCTCAGGAGCGTCTCAGCATTTCTGAGTTTCGCCTGTGGATGAAGTATCGTAACAAGTTTGGCAGTCTAAACCCTATGATGCGGACTGAGTGGGGTGCCGCGCTGGTGGCAAGTACGATCGCAAACGTCAATAGAGGGAAGGATACACCACCATTCCATATCACGGACTTTTCTCCACACATGGAAGAATCAGTTTTACCCATTAGCTTAGAAGAAGCTATGAAAGAATGGGATTAACTTGATACACTGCTGCAACCAAAACAAGATGGGAATGATGAAATGAAATTTATTTTTACAGCCTTTTTTATTCTTATGCTTTCTGGTTGTGCAAACAAAATTGACTATAATAAAGCCTCATTGAACCTATCTATAGGTATGAGCAAGTCTCAAGTTCAAGGTGTTATGGGGCAGCCAAGAAGAACTGATGTGAATTCTGATAGGGAAAGATGGATTTATTGGAATCCTGTTATGGTCGGTTTTACTCCTGTGGATAATGAACAATTATCTCAAGATAGATTAGTGGTGACATTTATTAATGCAAAAGTTGCCAAGTGGGGTAAGCAGACATTATCTGATGATATTTTAGAGTCATCACAAAAAACAACGCAGGCCTACATGGATGCACTTAATAAAAAATAACTAATTTAATATAAAAAAGCCTCGCAATTGCGGGGTTTTTTTATGCCCGGAGAGTGTATGGCTAGCAAATCACTTGGAACACTTACAATTGACTTGATCGCAAAAACGGGCGGATTTGTATCAGGCATGGATAAGGCAGAGCGGGCATCTGAAAAATGGAGGAAGCAGGTACAAAAAGATGTTGCCGATAGTAGTAAAGCTCTCGCTGGCATGGCTACAGCTGCTATGGCTGCTGCAACAGCAATAGGTGTAGCAGGATATCAGCTATTGAAATCTACTTCAGAGCAAGTCGCCAATACTGATAAATGGGCAAAATCTTTAAATATGTCAACGCAGGAATTGTTGGCATGGCAATTTGCAGCTGAGAAAGCTGGTTTGTCAGGTGAAAACATGGCTGACATTTTCAAGGATCTCGGGGATAAAATAGGTGATGCTGTTTTAAATAAGTCTGGTGAAGCCGTTGATGCATTAAACGCGCTAGGGTTGTCAGCTGAAAAGTTAGCAAAAGCATCACCAGATAAACAAATGTTAGCTATTGGTGAGGCCATTGGAAAAATCGGAACAAACTCCGCAAAAATAAACATTCTTGAAAGTATTGGTAATGATTTATCAAAACTACTACCATTGTTTGATAATAGCAATGAAAAACTAAAGCAGTTCATTCAACTAGCCAAAGATTATGGTGTTGCACCAGATCCATCATCTATTGATGACCTTATAAAGGTAAATGATATTTACCAAGACATGGAAAGTCAGGTTAAGGGACTAAAAATTGAAATTGCATCAGGGCTAGCAAAAGTTGATTTATCACCATTACAGGACTCTCTTGACAAGGTTAAATCGGTTCTAACCGACCCAGCAATTCAGCAAGGACTGGTTGATTTGGTCAGCAATGTTGCGCAACTTGCTGGCTGGTTTGTCCAGACAGCTGCGGCAGCTGGAAAGTTACTAAAGTTTCAGAACAACAGGGTTGCTGTTCTTGGCGGTAACATTGACGAAAATAATTTAGATCAAGTAACAGGAAGAATAAAACAACTCCAAGACATGATTAATAATCGGTCACCATTAAAAGGGGACGGACAATCTTGGGTCGGAAAGATTTTAGGTGATGATGATTCTGTTGGTGCATTAACAAAAGAACTTAATGGTCTTCTGGTAGTTCAGCAAAAGTTAAATGAAAAGAGGTTCGTAGGTAATAATCTACCTACTGGGCTAGCAACAGTAGTTAGTGAGCAGTTTGGTCTCGGTAAAGGCGAAACGAATGGTAAGCCTAAATCTGCCCCTGGTGCAAAAAAAATTGAGTCTGCATTCAAAGCTACAGAATTAAATTACATGCGGCAGATAGCGCTTATCGAAACAACAGGTAAAAAAACTGCTGAGGTTACCGAAGCCGAAAAGCTACGCTTTGATCTAGCGAGTGGGAAGCTTGTTGGTATTAATTCTGAGCAACAGAAGCGCCTTATTCAACTAGCTGATGAGTTAGATAAACTGCAAGCTTTGAAAAAAGTCAATGAAGAAAATCTAAAGGTAGCTGCATTCGCAGCAAATATGAAATCTTCAAATGACAATGCGCGCCAGGAGCTTTCTGCTGATTTTGTAGGTGCTGGCATGGGGGAAAAAACCCGCAGCAGAATGAAAGAACTGCTGGGGATTCAGCAAGACTTCATTAGTCAGCAGCAGGACCTACAGAAACAATATCAGACTGGTCAAATTGACAAGTCATATTATGATAAAGCAACTAAAGTACTTCAAGATTCGCTAAATGAACGGCTTGAGATACAAGAGGATTATTACAAGCGTTCAGATGAACAACGTGATGTCTGGTCAGCTGGAATTTCAGATGCGTTAGTAGATTTCGCTGAACGGTCAAGTGATTACTATCAGCTATCAGCTGATGCAATGTCATCGGTCCTTGGTTCTGCTGCTGAATCAATCTCAAATCATCTTTATGATCTGGCGACAAGTGCAGAATCATTAGGTGATTTTTTTAAAGGTATTTTTTCAGATCTGGGACAGTCAGTAATAAAAACACTAGCTGATATGGCGGCGCAATGGATTGTTTATCAGGGAGTTCAGTTATTAGTTGGAAAAACGGCACAAGCAGCTGCAATTCCAGCAATGGTTGCTAATGCTCAAGCTACAGCGTTACAAGCACAACTGGCAGCGTTTGCATCTACGGCAGCTATACCTATCGTCGGCCCGGCATTGGCTCCGGCCGCGATGGCAACTGCTGCTACTGTAACGATGCCTATGGTGGCCGCAATTTCTGCAGCTGGTCTTTCTGGTATGGCCCATGATGGTATTGATGCTGTTCCTGAAACGGGTACTTGGTTGCTTCAAAAGGGCGAAAGGGTAACGACTGCTGGGACAAGCGCAAAACTGGACGCCACCTTGGAACGAGTGAGTCGTGATGCGAATAGCGGAGGTAATGCACCATATGCACCAGTGACTAATTTAACTGTCAATGGTGATCCAGATAAAAGCACTATACGCGCAATCGAGGAGGCAGTATCTCGCGGTAATAAACGACTATATGGGCAGATGACTTCTGATGTCGCTACGGGGCGAGGTGATTTCTCCAAAGCTCTAGGTGCTGGATGGCAAACAAAACGGAGAACAGGTTAATGGGGATCACATCCAATATCGATTACCCGCATCAATACCTACCCTTGCCGCTTCAGGATGGGTATGGACTTAAGCCCATCAGCCCGTTGCTCAGAACGCAGATGGTATCAGGAAGAGCCCGCCAGAGACGGCGGTATACTTCAACACCAACACAGGCGCCTGTATCCTGGTTAATGAATGACGTTCAGGGGCAGGCTTTTGAGGCTTGGTATCGCGATGCAATCAGTGATGGGGCCTCATGGTTCAACATGACTTTGCGCACCCCGATAGGGATAAAGCCCTATGTGTGTCGCTTCGTCGATATCTATGAAGGTCCTGTGTTGGTTGGCGGCAAATATTGGCAGTTCAGTGCAACGCTAGAACTTTGGGAGCGCCCATTGGTTCCACCTGGTTGGGGTAATTTCCCAGAGTTTATTGCAGGTCAGGATATTATTGACCTTGCTCTTAATCGGGAGTGGCCTGAAGCATGACGGTATTAAATCGACTTTATGCGTCGTCGGGTTCTGAAGTCATTATCGAAACTCTGCAGATCGTTGTCGGGGGAGCCACATATTGGTTAACGCGTGGATGGGATGATATAACCGCAACACTTGAAAGCGGCGCGCAGGCAACATTTACGGCTTGCGGTATAGACTTATCGTTACCAGCTCGAAATGCTGACGGCACGCAAGATCTTAAATTTGCGATATGCAACATAGATGGAACAGTTTCAAATGCAATCCGCAATGCTCTTGGCAATCAGGAAATCGGCACGCTTACCTATCGACATTACCTATCTACTGATCTAACGGCGCCGGCTTCTCCTCCGTTTACATTAACAATTAAATCGGGCTACTGGACCTCAATAGAGGTTCAGATTACTGCGGGCTACATGAACGTTCTTGATACGGCGTGGCCACGCCGCAGGTTTACTCTTCCAGACTATCCGGGGCTTCGCTATCTCTCGTAAGGAAAATCCCATGTTTGAACCTGATAAATACCTTTCAGTCACTTGGATGAAGGGTGGCCGCACATATCCAAAACTTGATTGCTTTGGAATTGTTAACGAGATCCGGCGCGATATCGGTATGCCAGCTTGGCCAGATTTTGCAGGGGTAACAAAGGATAACCACGGCCTCGATCGCGCTGCAAAAGAAATGATGAAAGAACTGTCCAGATGTAACCCCTCCGAGGGTGCAGGTATCGTTTGTTATTCAGGAAGTCTGGTTACTCACGTCGCCATTGTAGTCATGATCAACGGCGTGCTTCACGCTGCTGAATGCAATCCTAAAGCGAACGTAACCTTCCTTCCTCTGGCAAGGTTCGAGCGACGGTATATCAAAGTGGAGTATTACCAGTGATCAGAATTTATCCTTCTCGCCTGCCTGGTGAACCGCTTGAAACTCATCAACATAAAGCCATGACCTTGCACCAGTGGTTCGTCGATAACGTGGATGGTTATCAGAATGTAATGCGTCATCCTGTCTCGGTTGAGGTTAACGGTAAGGGGATACCCCCTGAAGAGTGGCCACTGTGTTATATCATCGCTGAAACGGATGTGCGCATATTTCCAATTCCTTATGGCACTGGCTTAGAGATTGCTGCCTGGGCTGCTGTAGCGGTAGCTGTAGCATCTGCCGCTTATTCTCTGATCATGATGTCCCAGATGAGCAAGGATGGGATGGGGTCAGCCAGCGGTGGGGATTCTCTTGATTTATCGCCAGCAAAAGCCAACACAGCAAAACTTGGCGATCCAATTCGTGAAGTTCTTGGAAGAGATCGCGTTTATCCTGATTATCTGGTACAGCCGGTAAGCAGGTTCGACAGCAGTAACCCACAAATTTACAGAACAGATATGTTTCTGTGCGTTGGCGTCGGCACGCATGCAATAAATCAGACGACGATAAAGATTGGCAATACGCCGGTTAGCAGTTTTGGTGATGATGTTAGTTTTACGATTTATCCGCCGGGTGCTAGCGTCGCTTCTGACCACCGAACAGAAAATTGGTTTGCTTCAACTGAAGTTGGTGGTACGACATCAGGCACGGCTGGACTTGACCTTGCATCGACAGGGCCTGACTCGGTCAGCATCACAGCAGATGCAATAACCATATCTGGCAACAACGTTACAGTAATTGGCGCCGTGGATGATGCTGGTGATGCTGTAATTCCTGATTCTTGGGTTGTAGGAACAGATCTTACTATCCAGGTGCCAGATACCTTCACGGTAGCGCTCGAGGCTGGTCGTAACGTTATCTATGGAGATTTTGCTGAACTCAACCCGTCAGTAGGCCTTCCCGTATCCATGACATGGAATGGAACTCGGATTGACCTTTTCATTTCAGCTTATGATCCTGGCTCACCTGCAGTCCCAGGCGTAGGTGGTAACGCGGCCAGCATCACCGCATCCGCATCACCAACAACATACGACTTCAGCGCTAATCCACTTTCATTTACATTGACATGGGCTGGTGTGAACTATGTCATTTCTTTGACAGCTAACTACGTAACTATGTCAGGTCTCACAGATGAGATAGATGATCAATTATCTGGTTCAGGGCTGGAAGTTGTAGGGATAGATACGAAGGTAGTGATCAGGGAAAAGGAAAGCCCATTCAGTGGAAACAGTATTGGTTTCAGTGTACTACCTTCAGTTTTGTTTGGTACCGATCCTGTTATTGTTGCCGGTACGGCATCAACAGGCGGAACCCCCGCTGTTATGGAGCACATTGCTTTGTCATGGGGAAGCGTGACTGGTGATCCATTCATTGGACTTCCAAACGGATCCCAACGTGTAGCCTTTGGCCTACGAGGATATCGCTATCGTATAACTAACATTGATGGGCAAACCATCAGCGTTGAGAGACTAATTGAAAATTCAGATGGCTCAACAACGGTAGATCCCTCTTGGCCTGGGTTTACCGGGCGCACGTTGTTGGATTTTACAGTAACTGGATTGAGTGATTCCTATGACTGGATGGGGCCTTTCCTTTGCTGTCCAGAAAATGAAACAACGACTCAAATAGAGCTAAATTTCGTCTATCCACAGGGGTTGTGCGATGTGGGAAGTAAAGACGGAGCCATTCATTGGCATGACGTAGCGATGACTGTTCAATATCGTTTGTCAGGCTCTGATGACTGGACCAGCGTACAAATAAAGCATGGAAATAACACGGTTAATGAGGTTGGTTACACCGAGGCTATCACGTTTCCTACTCCCGGAAATTATGAAGTACGGATTAAGCGAGATACGCCAGTATGGGGTGGTACTACTCGAGACTCCGTCCAGTGGCAAGCAATGCGCGCTAAACTTTCTGCTCGCAAGACCAGTTACCCCAATGTGACGACGATCGCGTTAACTATTCGAACTGGAAACCGTTTGGCCGCTCAGTCTGACCGCCGAGTTAATCTTGTCGCAACCAGGCTCTATGATGGGCATGCGTCTAGAAGCATCAGCGGTGCGTTCTACCACGTATTGAAAGACCTTGGCTATGCAGATAACCAGATAGACTTCGCCACTATCAATGCACTGGAGGCTAATTACTGGACACCACGAGGAGAAACCTTTGACTGGTCAGCAGGCAGTGATAACACTTCTGGTTTGGAAGTATTGCAACGGATTGCCAATGCAGGTATGGGTTACTTTTTACTGAGCGATGGACTGGCGTCTGCCGGCAGAGAGGGGGTAAAAAACTGGTCCGGCGTAATCAGCCCGCAGGAACAAACCGAGGAACTCCAGACGGCTTTCAAGGCGCTGTCGCAAGATGACTATGATGGTGTCGATGTTACCTACATTAACGCCACTACATGGGCAGAGGAAACGGTTCAATGCCGTTTCAGCGACAACACAACACCTCAGAAGGTAGAGGACTACACCCTTGATGGAGTGAAGGATCCAGACAGGGCTTACCGTATAGGCATGCGCAGGCTGATGAAATATCGATATCAGCGGCTAACGCATACAACCAGTACAGAAATGGATGCTCTTTGCTATAACTACGGCGATCGCATCGTTCTTACCGATGATATTCCTGGCAGCAAAACGATTAGTTGCCTGGTGGTAGATGAACAGCATGATGCTAACACGGTCAGGATCCACGTTAGTGAACCCCTGGATTGGTCATTTGAAAACCCGAGGTGCTTAATCAGGTTTCAAGATGGTTCGGCATCACCCCTGCTGGTTCCAACACGCATTGATGACTACACGCTATCACTGAGCAACACGGGAGATGTTCGCATTGATGAGTGGATAATGAATGATTCATCAGTAGAGCCACCACGGATAGTATTCTGTTCCTCTTCGAGGGTGGGATACGATGCAATAATGGATTCAATAGAGCCGGGATCTGATGGTACGTGTAAAATTAATGCTATGCAGTATAGTCCATTAATTTATCAATATGATGATGCAACCTATCCAGGAAATACTTAGTAAATAACATATCCACAAATAACCCGCTACGGCGGGTTTTTTATTATCTGGAGTAACAGATGGCTTACAACACAGGAAATCCTGTCGAACCTAATGGCTCGTCAGATCCAAGGGATTTATTTGATAATGCTCAAAATTTTGATAGAGCATTAAATGGAACAAGTCCAACCTGGATTGACCGAACCGGAAAGGAAAGAACATCTTGGGATGGGATGTTAAGTAAGGTTTCTCCTCTTGGAAAAACATATACTATTGACCAGGCTAATGCGGCAATAGAAAGCGGTGAGATTCCAATAGGTAGTAATTTCTATGTGTGGTCTGATGATAGCTTTACCATTGCGGACGAGTATAAAAATGTTAATGGGGTCGCAACGCCAACTGGAAAGGCATTTCGTGATTTAGTTCGTGTTGATGATGGGGATGCAATTTCCCATGTTGATGCAAACGGATATCCTTCAGCATTTATTCAAAACGGAAATATCTATGCTGGTGATTTGGAAATTTCTTTATTCAGCGGAGATGGAATATACCTTGTAGACAAGAACGGGTATGCAGTAGAGCTGCAGATCTCTTCAGAAAACCCTGATGCAGATAGCTGGCTTGAGCAGCAAACAGAGAAAAGTGAGGTATTGGCACGCCAGAGCCGCGAGG